GGGCTGCATTTCTGCAATGTTCCGGTTGTCCGGTAGTGCTTCCAGCGATCTCTATAGCCCCCCCGAAGGGTGAGATCAACCGTGTCATCATGAGGTTCCACAAGTACTCCTAAAGTTGTAAGTTGGCATCCAATTTACACTGGGCAGTAACATTATGACTTATCCAGGCATAGGTCCATATCGCAAGCTCAACCGAAGTTAGTCTTACAGCGTACGAGGCCCTTTCCTTATCTCCGTCCCATGGGCGACCAAACCCACCGTAGAGCCCGACCTGACTCGTCATCATAACGGCTGCATACCAGTGCAAGTAACCCACATGCTATCTAGGTTAGTACTTGCTTCCACTCACTCAGACTGAAGAGTCTGTCTTACTCGCTTTCTTCTTCGAAGGCTTTAAAGCCTTCAGGGCATCTTCTTGATACATTACTCTCCACTTCGACTGGGGCAAGCTGTAGCAGTTCTTGCTTAGCCCGAACTGCCATCTTACAGAGATGCTGAAGAGTTCTCGACCCTCCAGAAATGGTGACACTAACTCCTCGAAACCGAATACTATAGGTACATCCGATCTGGTTGATACCGAAAAATCGAGATGCTGCATAGTTAACCGAATCTCCCGTCCAAGATCCAAGGACTCTGTGCAATGAAGCTTCCGTCCCGTCGTATCTGAGATATCTCTTAAATACAACTTTCCCGAAACCCCAGCTTTCCTTGAAACCAAGGGGATTATCTTGATTCGAATTCGTCTCATCGTTATGTAGCCTCCACTCAGTCCAACTCGGACTTTCGTCAGAAAGTTTGAAGGGAGAAGTGCTACCTCCTGATCCTCCATTCCAACGTTCACTGTTAGCTTGTTCCCTAGCGTCGTTTCCTTGTATAGCTCGTTCCATGGTTTATTGACTTGTTCGTATTCAGTATCCATGAACTGGTCTTGTTCAAGAAGCCCCTCACACAGTTACAACAATGTGGCATCATTGGCCCTTACGGCCCGTACACAGTGTACCGTGGAAGATGTTATTGCTGTGGAGGTAAAGGTAATGGTAGACGGTAAAGCAGACACTGAACAATTAATGGAAAACGAGGTGGCTAAACCAACCGTATCCAAGACTGTCAGTGAATTTACATTGATATTACCAGCGAGACCTAATACGGCTGCCCCAGTATCACGGAAGTGACCGGAGACCATAAAGGTGCCAGTAGCTCTAAACGTCAAGGTGAGAACGGTCGTCGTGCTGGACACCGTCAAGTAACTCGGGCCAGTCGTGAGACCAGTGGCACCGAGAAGGCTCTGTTGTCTTGTGCTAAGCAATGAGCTAGTGGGCTGAGGTGAGAATAAAGTAATGCTATACGATATAAACACATCACCCACGGCGTTAGCGCCAGCACCCCCATATGTAGCAATGCCTACTTGACCCAAATCAATTAGCTTATGATCGACTGCGTTACTGTCATCGCAGTACCTCTTGATCCTATCAGTGGGTATTCGCAACATTACTTCACCCCAGGGGGGTGTCTCTTTAAGGGTACTAAAGTTCGCCAACTCCTGCCTATCAGTAGGCTCAGGATCCTGTGAGTCTTTGTCATGATATAATCCAACACGACCTACCTCAGTGGTACTACAGAGGGGGACATAGTGCAACGTGACGTTATTGAACGCGTATTGATCAAAATTGGATGCTATGGAGGGCAACCAAGTGAACAGAGTACCGTTCAAAGGGTTCAGTTGATACAAATTCCCGACAATACCCCCATTGACTGTGAAGGCAGACGTGTTGTTTACCTGTCGTACATACTCACGGTGGGTGACGGTAACGGAACCAGCTGTGCGTCCAGTAAACCGGGGTTTACTTCCACGGAGCTGCCTCGAGACCGCAACAGGAGCCATAATGGCCCCACCCATCCCACCAACCAGATTCTGAGCTTTCTGACCATTGCCATAACCGAGAGCATTAGCCATCTTACTTAGACCTTTCTTTCCTTGTTCTACCATGAACCCTACAATCTTACCACGATTATCATAAATCTTTTGCCCGACGATTGTAGCTCCAAATCCAAATGCTTTCTGGAGGCCACGTTTGCCTCCACTATACGGTACTAATGCTGTGTTGTTGTTTCTTACTACCATTGCCATTGTGTAACTTATCTTGCTTGGTCATGCTACGGCGGAGTCAAGGATGCTGGGCTCATGAGCGTCAACACCCTCCTCTCCAAATAGATCCATCTCCCATCTGTCCAAACGGTCCTCAAGCGCTAACTGTTCATCCCCCGTGAGTCCAAAGGCAGCCCAAAAACTAGCCCTAGATTCAGGAGTTACAGTGTACGCCCCTCCGGATCCCCGCCACTTATGCACGTTGGTCACTGTGTCAATACGTTGATGCTTCTTGGGGGCATCGTACACAACAAACCGAGAGTAGAACTTATCAACAACCGGGATACCGGATGTCAAAGCCCTTCCCCCAAAGTGCTGTGCATTACTCCAGGCTCTACGCGTAGCGAGATCCCGTATGTTATTGACGCAGTGCACATCTTTGCTCATTGCAGTACGGACATTCCTGACCATCTTCCAACCACCTTGAAACTGCACGGGGTGTGCCTGGCAAAATTCAACCTCTTCCAATTGAAACACGGGTTTTTCCACCTTCATTGTGTATCCTAATCCTAGGAAATACTCAGGTAGTGTGCCCTGTATCTGTTTAAGATTCCTGCGCTCCACAATTAGAACACAATCATCCCCACAGTTCGCCAGACTAAACTCATTGATCCCCAAATGGCGCATGTATCCATAGATCATAGCACACATTAGTAGATAATTGCCCAACGAGGTGTTTATATCCCCACTCATGCGGCAGCCCTCCTTGCGATAGGTAATAGTCCCATCAGGAACATAACCCTTACCTTTATTATGGAGTTGCCAGTCCAATAACTTGCTCAAAAGCTTGTTACCAGGGTACAGGGCCCTGTAGAAACTATGCTCGAATTGCAAAGCTTCCACGGAACAGTGTTGATCAAACCTTGACGCATCAAGACCTATGGCTACAGGCTTATCAAACCTGTCCCACTTCTCCCGAAAAATCGCGCCAACCTCATCGGCAGTATATCCCTTGATGCATGTCGTTTCTCCAAATACGCCATCCACAGCTTTCATCAGTTTGGATTCCATATGCCGTAGATATCTTCCAAGCTCGACATTGTACCTAGGGTTACGAGGCTGTATCACCCTAGGTGCTGGGTCACCTTTAGCTGTCGATATCTTCTCCGCCTTGACGAAGGTAGTCAGATGACTATCCCTCTCCGAGACAGGTGTGATATGCAGACTCTCCACAGCCCGTTTGTAAGTACGAAGTTTCGCACCGCTGTAGTATGACAGAAACCCGTCATACCCAAGTCGGTGGGCTACTCCAACCTTCTCACAGACTGCTTTCCTGAACGGGGAAAGACGACTAAAGGCTCCTTTGGTAGGTTGTGGAGTGCGAGTGAGAATTCCGTTCTTCTCGACACAGAAAACTCTCTCCACAAGACCCCTTTTTAGGTTTTTCAGGCAGTGATTATGTACTAAGAACCGCGCCTGTGATGGGCAACCAGCAACCATAAATATATTACGGTCCTTAGCATTAGGAGGTCCTGCACGAACCTCTAGCACCTCCTGGGGAAGCAACACACCAGATGGGATATCTCTATTGGTCTGTGTTACAACCCCAGGTAGACGTACTAGGCCTCCCTATTTCACACCAAGGGATTCCGAAGAACCCCACAGTGCCGCCGACTCCTCTACTCCATCCGGATACACAAAGCAACATCCTATAGCCAAAGGTAATATGACATCCCTGTCAACGTACCGGACGCAGTCTTTGTCCATGATCTCGATCATAACTCTCTGATAGATCAACCTGTTCTCAGGTGTGTTCTTAAGGTAACCCACCTTTGCTCTCGCCACTTGCGCAATCTTCGCAGCGTACGGTCTGCGGCGAGGGCGTCCCGTGGACGCAATTACCTTTGTCATTCTACTACCAGTGAGGAGATCCTCTCCATCCTTCCCTTTAAGTTCACGAGCCGGTTCAACCACCAAACAATCTGTCGCTTCTCTCTCATCCTCCATGTGAGCCCGTGCCTCAGTTCTAAGCTTAAATACCGACAGTTTTTCCCTAGGTAGGGTAGCGTACATGGCTAGCGCGCATATAGGTGCGAGTGCTAGTCCTGCCGCCAGTCTGAGGAGTAAACCTTTCTTAGGTACAGATGGTCTAGGCACTCGAATATTGAACGTGAGTTCATTACCAAAAGCCTTGACTGAGACTGCGCGTACCCTCGTGGCGTAACTCAACAGCGGTATGATTGGGATGGAGGCTATAGATAGAGGGACGATATAGTCACCCCTCTGCCGTCTCTTCATAAACCACTCCCATTTGGCAGCACAGTCTGTCTTAAGTAACTCAACCACAAACTTTGTCATGCTGTCAGAATCACACTCTATTTTCCCTGTCCTCATGTATCTCAAAACCACACGACACACCAACTGGAAGATGTCCACCGGTGCCGTCCTATTAACTCCAGTCGCAAAATCTCCTACAAAGATCTCCTTCTTAGGCCAAATCATTCTCTTGATGGTCTCCATTGTGCTTATTTGTTGGAAGTTACAATTTATCCCCCCGAAAGGTAGACCCAACCTTCAAACCCCAAAATTAAAGATAGTAATTAAGGAGAGAAATTCTCTACGCAAAGCAACAGAAGCGCAAGTCACCAGATAAACGAACTAGGTCGAGAAATCCTGGAGAATTTCT